CGTGGATCAGTATAATGAAGAATAGCATCGGGTTTCTCTACCGCAAGTATTTCTCTTAATATATCTTCATTACCATAACCATCTACGGGATATATTTTCAAATATCCATCTTTAATCCCAAACTCATCAAGACCTTTAGACATATCAACAACCTTACCTTGTTCAGGATGTTTGATTGCACCGCCTATTTGAACCCAATCATATTCATTTAGTGTTTCCATGACTATATCTTTAGACACGGTAGCTACACCACTATGCATCCGTAAGTCATCGGACATTAATAGAATTTTCTTTTTAGCCATTTAAAACCTCTTTAGATCCTGTATTACCTTTAAAGTATTTTTGCAATACATTTAATTTTTCATCATAGTTAGCAATAACTTGTAATTCCTTTTCTATAGTCTCTACTATATCTGGATGTTCTGCTACCCCTACTTGATTTTCAAGTAAATTTTCCACATTGATTTTATGTTTTTCAATTTGAGCTCTAAAATACAACTCACTAACTTTAATTAAATCTTCTCGATAATTCATTAAAATCGACTCCCACTAGCATATAGTTTATCATAGTTTTCTATTTGTTCTTTAACTATTACGTTGTTTAAATATTGGTGAACTGATCTATTAACTAGTTTTTGTAAATTCATTGAAGAATTAACAGTTTTGAATTTAAATTGCTCGTATAATGTTTTTATTATTTTAACGGATGTTAATTTTGTTTCATGCTTCATAACCTTACCACTTTTGTATATATATAAATATATACTTTAATCAATAACGAGTGTCTTTTTTCCAAATTTCTTAGCATAATTTATCGTAGACATAGAACCTTTTGAATCAATTCCTCTTGGTATGAATGCCACGACATATTCTGAATGAATTGCTATCTGTTTATTACGAGCAAAGAAGTTTTTAACACTATAGGGTTTACTATAATTCCTTTCATGTAGTGGACAATACAAATTATGAGATTTGTGTGCTGGTGGATATTCTTCATATTGTAATCCTAATTCAAGAGCATATTTCTTAGCATAAAAGTCAGCACCTTCTGGACATCCACCACTAACTATTATGGTATCCGTTCCTTTATCTTGTTTTAACTTAAAGATAAATTCTTTAATCTTTCTTCGGTTTTCGTATTTACGACTACCGACAATACCTACTTTTAAAGTTTCTTGCCCCATTTACAATGCTCCGTATTATAAAATTCACAGAATGTACAGGCTTTACCTGGTGAGGCATTATACTCTCTATTAGTTTTATGATTTCCTTCTTCATCATAGATAGCTTCACGAAATTCTGTGAATGCTTTCATTGTTTTATTAATACTTGGTCTACCATTTGATGGTTCAAATCTCTGTAGTCTACTGATTGGAAAGTCGCTTTGTTTTGCTATCTTTCTCTTTAGTATCAAGAATTCTACCGTTATCTTATCCAAAGGTACATTGAATTTCTCTGAATAGAATTGTTTGTAAAGTAATAATTGTGCTTTCTTATAAAAGTTTTTCTTATGAAAGTTCGTCCAGCTTCTGGTGGATGTTTTCAAATCAATGATAGTAATTCTACCTGATATTTTGTTTCGTATGACTACATCAAGATAACTCTTTAACTCAACATTCTTTTGCAATTCCATGAATATCGGTAATTCAATCCCAACTAACTCATAGTTCTTCTTCATGAAATACTTACCACGATGTTTTCTAAAATGGTCTATTATAGCCATTCCATCTTGATAAAACTCAATCATATCATCTTGTGTACATGGTAAGGTTCCTTGATTTTCTTTTATGATTTTGAATTCTTTCATCATTTCGGTTTTCAACATACCATTTAAATCAAGTGCCTCAGCCGATATAATAGACTTATCATACATCTCTGTTAAATAAGTTTGAATCGTAGTGTGCATGGCTGTTCCAAATAACGTGTGTATATTACCCGTGAATGTACCTAATTTGTCTATATAACGTAGTTTCCACTTTAGGTTACATTCATTATAGGATACAAACTGTGAATGTGATACGTGTCCCATTATATTATCTCGTCTATTATTCCATACTTTAAACACGTCTGAGCATCCCACATCAAGTCATGTTTTAATATTTCATCTAGTTTCTTCATTGGTAATTTAGTATATTTTTTATAAATGTCTTTTATGGTTTTCATCATCAAATCAAGATTTTCTTTTTCATCCTCAAAATTAGAATACGTTCCCCAAAAGTTACTACTTAACTGATGAATCATCATATAAGAATTTCTACTCATAAATCTTTTCTCACCAACAACAGTTAAAAAAGTAGCAGCACTTGCTGAAAATCCATCCACGTAAGTATGAACTGGAACTTGTGTTCTTAATATCGTATCCATAGAAGCAATACCACTTACGATAGAACCCCCACCTGAATTAATAAACAACTTTATTGACGGTGGTAATATACCAAGAGTTTTTGATAAAGTCAAGCTTTTACTTTCCATCTCCCCAATTTTTTTATTTAATTCAACACAACTATTACGATTAACGCCAGAATAAAAATAAATCTTATTATCCTGTACTGATATGTGTTTTTCATTATTATCACCATTTGTCTTATCGACTAATTGTTTCTTTTCACCCCAATATCTTTCCATTATTTGCCCCACTTTCCATTTTTTACGATTGTTGCCATAATTCCATAGTTGGATACATCAAGAAATGCATCTTCCATTGGTTCACCTTCTACTGCATTTTTACGACCACTCATTAAAAGAGTTTTTAGTCGTTGTATCTTATCATTCATTCTGAACCATAAACCAGTCAATGATAAGTGTATCTCATCGTCTGTAATTAATTGCGTACCAACTGAAATATTACCTGGACCATAATCGTGTTGTTTGTGGCAGAATAATTCGTATTGTTCTCTCTGTAACCTTTTAAACTCCGTGGTCATCTCAGGCCATTCTTGTTCCATCATTGTTACAATATCATCGTGGCCACCTGTTAAATAAGAATTTAATTCTTTTTGTTTTTTTATTACATCTCGTGTAATTGAAGATGAATGTGTATCACTCCATTCCACCTTAGAATTTGTGTCTTTTCTCTCAATATCTTCTGATGGATCAACTAATTGTGTTTCTAGTTCTCTTTCTTTTATGTTCATAACTTTTCCTATTTTATGATTAAATGTGATAATTGTATTGCTATAATAACAACTGATAAAATTAAGCTGATTACGGTTCTGGTATCAGGTACTTCATGTAAAATCAAATAAGTCAACATGGTAAAAACTATTGTGGCCATTCCGAATCCAATTGGTCTTACGTACCAGTAATTTCCAAAGTATTCATAATACCATTTTGTTCCATACCAAAAAGCAATACTGATTGGAATTCCACCGAGTATAACCCACCATAAAGACTTAGCCCATTCCCATTTGAACTGCCCTTGCATATGAAACCAAGCCCATATGTGACCTAATAACGATATACCCAAAGCCATCCATAATTTACTCATCTAATTTTCATCTTCTTTATTTCCTTATCGGATTTACCATATTTTTTCACTAACAATATCAATTCTTCTTTTGTCATCAAATCATAATATTCAGCAGCCTGATATTTACTTATTTCAAAATACTTCATGATAAAAGGAACAACTAAATCATTTGTTCTTTCTTTTTTACCACTCATATACTTCAAGTAAGTCTTTTTCTTCGGTAGTAAATTACAATAAAATTGATACACGGCTTTATGTGGCATAACTTCTATCGTGTACTTTTGAAAGTAATTCACAAAAGGTAAAAAGTCATCATTCATACTCAGATAACGATTTATCATAAATGGACTAAACTTTTTTTTGTCGGCATCGGAGAAATTATTCCAATCTCGTTTGCCGACAAATAACTCATCTATCCAAAGAAAAAGAGTTGCTTTTGTCACCTCACCCTTTTTATCTTTAAATAAGTTCATTTATCTCATTTAACGGTAATATCTCACCACAATTTCCACAATTAAACACTTGAATTGGAGCTATGACTTCTTTGCCTGTTGGTGACATAATAGCTGATATTTTCTTTATGACATACCCTTGAATGAAAATCTTATTATTGCATTCTAGACAAGTCATAGTTTCAGCTTTTTCTAAATCTACCTGAACTTCTTGTTTTGGTAGTGGTTTCATTGGTTTTGTACTCATTGTAATTTCCCTAATATGCTTGATACGGTAGCAATAAAGTTAATTTCCTTATCCACTACTAATACGTCTTGATAAGCACCCCTTGATATCTCTGCTATAACATCGGGTATCTTATCACTTGTTATGTTTTCAACTTCATCATAAAGAAACCTAAATAATTCCGTGTA